TCATTGCGTTCTTTCACAACTTCATTAAATCGAGAGTATGGAACAGCTTGATCTAACTTTTTTTCGTCTTTATTGACTTGAGGTTCTTTTACAGCTTCCTCTACGGCTGTATTCTGTATTTCTTCAGACATTTTAACTCCTTTAGTGGATTATTATATGGCTTTAAGTTAATTATGAATTAAATTAAGAACAATTCAAATGTCAAAAAAAATAAAAGAGTTTGATTTCAAGCAGCAATGGTTCGATTTTATGAATTACGTGCCACACGCAGGACAACGAAAGTTGCATTTTCCAGAGAAGCATACTGCTTCTTACTTCGTAAATATTTGTGGTAGAAGGTATGGGAAAACTACTGCTGCATATCGAGAAGCAGAATTTTACGCTGCACAACCTAATAAAAAAATATGGCTAGTTGGCTTATCCTACAAGAAATCACGATTAATGTTTCGTGAGATTTGGAAAGATATGGTAGCTGGTAAAGGAAACGATATTGATAGAGCTTCAGAAAAAGAACAGTATATAAAATTCAAATGGGGAACAACAGTAGAAGGTATGTCTTGTGAAAATCCAGACTCATTAGTTGGGGAAGGTGTTGACTTGCTTATTATTGATGAAGCTGCAAAAATGCCAAGAAAGATTTGGGATATGTATTTATCTCCTACGCTAATTGACAGAAAAGGTAAAGCTATATTTATTACCACGCCAGAAGGGTTTAATTGGATATATGATTTATTCTTATTAGGGCAAAGCGATGAGCAATGGTATAGTGTGCAATCTCCAAGTTGGGAAAACGAACACGCATTTCCAGATGGAGAAAAAGATAAGTTTTTATTAGAACGTAAACGTAATATGTCCAAAGAACTATTTGACCAGGAGTTTGCTGCAAAGTTTACTTCAATGGAAGGACGAGTATATCCATTCGATAGGCAAAAAGATATGGGAGATGTTCCTTACAATCCAGACTTACCAACCTATTGTTCAATGGACTTTGGATTTCGTATGCCATCAGTATTGTGGTTTCAAACGTATAAACAAGATGGAAACTGGCATATTAATATTATTGATGAAATAATTCACGAAAGAAATATACCTACTGATAAATTAGCAGAAATGATTAAGAAAAAGAATTATCCTGTAATTACTTACTATGGCGATCCTGCTGGTACGTTTGTTCAAGGACAATCTGGAATGGGGGATATTCATATCTTTAGAAAGCACGGAATTTACGTGGAATATCGTATGGACAAACTATCTCGTAATATTCAAGGTGGTATAAGTTATTGTAGAGGTTTTTTTGAAAATGCAGATGGATTAAGAAGAATAAAAGTAGATAATAGATGTGTTGGTATTGCAGAAGATTTTGAGAACTATCGATTCCCAGAAGCAGTAGAAGGTAAGGCAATTTCGGAGAATCCTATCAAAGATGGATACAATGAACACGGTTGCGATGCTTTCCGATATTTTATATTGAATAGATTTCCAATTAGAAGTAACTTCATTGGAAGAATATCACGATAATAGGAAAACAAATGATTTTTACACCACAAGAGATTATACAAGATTCATTAACGCACTTTAAAGAAGAACAAGCAAAAGCTAGAAGGGAAGAAGTTAGAAAGTCATTAGACTATTATTCTGGTTCACTAACTCATCAATATATAGAAGATTATTTTAAGTCTGACGCATTCCAAGAAATTCCTCACTACAATACAAACATTGTAAAGAAATTTGTAAATCGTATGTCCAAAATTTATACGATTGGTGCTAAAAGAAACGTAACCAAGAAATATGACGAGATGACTGAAAAGAAGAATGCTCGTATGAAACAAATGGAACGTATGACTAGACTTATTGGTACGTGTGCTACTTACGTAATGTTCGATGAAGAAGAACAAAAATTTGATTATCGTCCTATTTATTATTTTGAGCCATACTTTGGCGACAACCCTTATAAACCAGAAGCGATTGTTTATCCAATGATGCACGGACACGCAGAGATTGGAGATACCGAACAATTAAAATATGCTTACTGGGATTCTAAAAGATGTATCAAGTTTGATGAGAACGGAGATGTTTTTGAAGAGGTAGAACACAATCTAGGTGTATTGCCTTTTGTATTTACACACAGAGAAGAACAATTAGATTCTTTCTTTGTTGAAGGTGCTACAGATTTAGTATCTGCTAATGAGCATATCAATATTACAATGACTGAAATGCAATTAGGACTAAGATTCCAAATGTTTGGACAGCCAGTAGTAACTGGACTTATATCTGATAACTCTAATGTTAGAGCAGGATCAGATGAAATTTTAACTTTGCCAGAAGGTAGTAACTATAATATTGTTGCTCCACAAGGAAATGTAAGAGATGTTATCGAAAACATTAAATGGCAAATAGAATTAGTGGCGTTAAATAATCATTTATTTGTTACCTTCGCACAATCTGGTGGAGAAGTACCTAGTGGTATATCACTAATGATTAAAGACTTAGAACGCCACGAAGATTTTATGGACGATAAAGAATTATATCGTCAGTATGAAAATGATTTCTATAAAGTAGAATATGCTTTATCACAAATAAACAGTTTAGGGTTACCAGATCCCAAACGATTCAAAGTCGATTTCTCTGAAGTCGAATATCCTATGACTACTCAAGATAAGATTATGCTAAGCGAATATCAATTAAAGCATAACTTAACTACTGAAGCAAAGATAATGGCAGATGAAAACAAGGATTTGAGTGTTGAACAAGCACAGAAAATCATCGAAGAAAACAAAGATGTCAATAGTGCGTCATTGCCAGAAGAATCAGTAGAGGAAGTAGAAGATGTACGTCAAGATTCAGAATAAAGTTAATTTTAACTTTCACAAAATACAAAAAAAGGTAGTTGAGCAATTAATATCATCACGCTTAAATAAAATAGCTAATACTGCATTGAAAAAAGTGCGTGATACATTCTTCAAGGAGAAAGATATAACTGGCAAATCGTTTGCTAAGCTAACTGAAAGATATAAGCAAGGATATAAGCAAAATGAGAATAATAGGATTATGGACGATACAGGAGAATTGAAAAAAAGCTTTAAAAAAACTAATGTCTCCAAAGATTTGTCTATTGCCGTAGGAAGTCCTTTAGGAAGATATGAAAATCACTTAAAAGATAATATTTCTGGGATTAAGAGAGATAATGGAACATTTCGTGGATTTCAGGGACAATTTGGTAAAGTCCCTCAAAGAAAATTCTTTTACACATCAGAAGAAGAAGCGTATGACATACTCGGAGAAAAGATAGAGCAAGAAATAGATTCGTTTTTTGATGATTTTGTAAAGACTCTTTCAACTTCTATGCGTAAACTTAATTAATGAAAAACCTAATAAAAGAAATATTTAAAGCGATAAAAGAATTGCGTCAGATTTCTCACGCAAACAATGAGCTATTAGGTTTTATTTGTCAGAAAATTGCTCCTCCTGGAGAAGTCGAAAAAGATTATATGGAAATTGGGGATTTTATGACTACTTCGTTAGAAATGTCTGAAATGTTCGAAAAATATGATATTATGCCTGAAGAGTTTGGGATTTCATAGATTCTTCCCTTTCGATTAACTCTTCCAACCATCTTCTTCTTTCAGTATTCGTAGGACGCTTCGCAGGTAATGGATCTAACCCTACTTTCTTAGCTCGTTGCAATAACGCATATCTATTAGCTCTATCCTCTCTACGCTTTTGCCTATAAGGTTTCTTCCCTTTTTTTATATTAGTTACTGCTTTCTTTTCATCTTGCTTTCTTTTTAAAGGTTTGTCGTTTACAGGATTTCTTTTCGGAAGGGTATCTATAGCTTCTTTTACTTCTTCTGTTTCTACATCAATAACCTCAGTAGCGTCTATTTCAGTTGCTTTTAAAAACTTTTCAAATGGACTATCAACAGTAACATTGATGTTTTTCACTAATTTACCAGAATGCTCTAATACCAATCGTCCTGCTTGGACATTTCCTTCAACAGCTTCTCGAACCATACTATTTAATACCATAGGTAGTTTTGCGTTGAAATAAACCATATACTTTTTATAATACATTTCTACAAACCTATCATCTGCAAACCAATTATGGATTGTTTGGGGTGTCATATTCAACTCGTTTGCGAGTTCGGTTTTATTTAGCTCTGGATTATGAATCATTAATTCAATAGCAGCCATTTGATTGGCTTTCTTTAATTCTATATTACTCATTTACCTTGTCCTCTGTATTTTTTCTTATAGTATTTCTTTGAAGCTTTTGTTCCTCGCTTGGTGTTCGTGCTATTACCTTGTCGAGTTTTTTTCTTGCCATTTGACTTTTTTTCTTGTCGCTTAAATACTCTCATTGTTGCTACTTCTTATAGA